AATAGTCCATCCATAATCTTGTGTAAACGGGCTTATTGATGCTGGCTTAGTATTAATATTTAAAATATCAATTTTATCTCTAACAATTTTGCCTGAAGATGGTTCATAAACTTTATCTACTCCATCAAAGTAAAATCTAATTTCACTTTCACTTTCTATTACATATTTTAAATTACGATATGTAACAGTGTAAGTTTCTCCGTCAGTTTTAAAATATAATAACCAACTTGAATCAAGATTTTGTCCTGTAGTATCGCCAGTTTTGCCTGTCGAAAAATCTAGTAGTGTGTTAAGATTTTCGTTAGTAACTAATTTCCACTGTCTATCAATTAAGTCATATCGTAGTCCAAAATCTTTGTAAGCAAATGTTTGGTCAATCATTTGAACTTTTACAGAATCAATTAATATTCTAGAAAAGTTTGGAACTATTCTATCTAATATTGCATTAGTAGGAATGTTATCGTTTAAAATTATTGGACCATTGTTGTTTACTGTGTTAACTATTGTGCCGTTACCGTCAACTGAGACTACCATAGCCCATTTATATGTACTCGAATCTATATGAAGAGCTGCTCCTGCCATTAACGAACCGTCTTTCATAAAATGGAACCCAGTTGGAGCAGTAAATCTACACATTGCTCCTGGCTCAATATATCTTAAACTGTTTGCAGTAAATGTTCCAGTCATATACGCAGCATCAGTACTATCTAAAAATGTACCTGTTGATTGGTTAGTTGCTATTGTTTCGCGCTTCCATTTTGCATTTAAGTCAGAAACAATAGTTTTAGGGAATTGGTCTAAGTAAAAGTTTTTAGTATTTGACGAAGCTAATATTGGTTCAACAGTATTATTAATAATGCCTTCAATATCACTTTGTGTTGTAAATTTAAACTGAGATTTTTGTAGGAATATTTCTTTATATAATACTCCATCGTCTGCAAACAAACTAGTATTACTGTACTTTCCTGAAACATCTTTAAGATCAAAATATCTACTAACGCCACTACTAATTCTGTTTGTGCTTTTAGTTTTAATAATCTCTTGGCTAATAGACAGCGGACCAATATTATAATCTTCGCCTGTTATTAATCTGTTTTGCGTATAATACGTTGCAGGAGCATTAGCTTTAATGTCTGCATTTGACTCTGTTGCAGATCCATTTGTTACAGTATAATTTAATTTGAAGCCTAATGTGGCTGTTTCTAAACTTCCTGATTTACTTTGGTATGGAACATCAATACTAATATCGCCCATTGCTCCAGGAGTAATAACACTATTTGTGTTTTCACTAGTTCTATAATATACTTTAAAACTGCCTGAAGGTAAGTTTCCAAAAATACCATCGGAAAATACTAAATTAATTCTATCACCTACTCTAGTATTAACTGCATAAACATTTTTAATACCTTGGAATAAGTTATTGTAAATAATATTGTTGCCTTCAACTGAATCTATTTTAGTCCAAAATTCTGTTTCAAATCCATTAGCATCAACGCTATATAACCAAACATCAGTATCGTTAATATTAGTAACGTCAACTGCTATTGTTTGATTTGGCTGAGGAGCTGCAACATTAAATGTTGAGCTATCTAATTTGCCCTGTTTAAAGTGCATAAAGAAACCAGTATTAGAGCTTCCTGAGCCTTGGCCGTCATCTCTAAATAAGAAGCCTGGACTTGTACCCGGAATTGGTGATTCTTCAACAACATTGTCTCCGCTTATTCCAGAGCTTACTACTTCAAATCTAGTACTAATTCCTTCTATTCTTTTTGTAAAAGGAAATACTGCTGAAGTTGTGTTAGTTGAATTAAATCTATATTGCTGAGTAATAACATTTGCAATACTTGCAGACTTTAACGGACTACCTATTTGGTTAGTTACTGGCAATGTAGAATTTAAAACCTTAATAACTTGTTCAAAATAGTTTGGATTAGATTGGTCATTCCATTTAATAATTGTATTGGATAAGTTTTGTCCGGTGCTATCAATTATTGCTTCTGTAGTTTTAATAGTATTAAGCTTTAATAAGCCGTTTGCAGTTTGATTTCTTCTAGGATTATATGCAAGCATACGTGCTAAACGTAATACACTTTCTCTACGTTCAGCTGTTTCTAAGAAGTTTTCTCTAGCATTTAGATCAGTACGAAAGCTTAGATTTTGCCCTAAGAATGCAATCATATCAATTAATGCAAGGTATTCTGAGGATTCAATATAATCGTTAAAATCTTCGGGATAATTTTGCCGAAGGTAATTAATCATTACTCGACGTAGGTTGTCAAAGTCATAACTCTGAAAATCAGCGTTACGAAACGATTGATAAATTCTTTTCCAGTCCTCAGATACTAATAATCTTGACTGTCTATCTGTTGACGACATGTCGGTTTCCTCTATTACTATGATATTTATCTGTTACAGATAAGTGCGTATATAATCTATGCCAGGCCATTAGCCTGATCAAACTTAAAACGTAAACTTTCTGAAATATTATAAGGAAGAAAAGTAATTGAACATTCTACTGTAATACCCTTTTCATAGGTATCAACAACAATTTCTTGCACACTTAGTCTTGGATCATAGTTTACAATTGTAGTGACATCATTTACAATAGCTTCTTGTATATCTGTTGTAAATGGTTCAAATAATAAATCCCATATTATTGTTCCAAATGATGGATCAGTAAGTTTTTCGCCTTGTCTAATATGGAAGTGGTTAATTAAATCTTGTTTAATAAGGTCAAAGTCGTATTTTGAAAATCCGTCAACTGCATCAACCGTAGAAAATCCTTTGTAAGCACGGCTTGCCGTTGGCGCTCCTTGCTGTTTTTGTGGTACTGTAACACGTTTATAAAGATTCTTTTCTAATTGGCTCATACTATATTTACCTATGCTGCTCCAACTGGAAATACTACTTCTCCAGTTGTTCCGGATTGTACTGGATTATCTTGTTCTTTAATTTCTAATTCTAAACTTTTTAACGCATCTAATTTTTCATTGTTAAATCGCCTTACTACACTAGATCTAACATTAGCAAGACTACTACCAAAGTACGCCATTCCGTTGTCTCTAGCCCGTTCATTGTATACTGCTACTATAAGAGCATCATCTGTTGGTGCGTTGTTGCCGCATGCTTTAATTGCATTTTTAAATACCCTGTTGCATCCGCCTGCGCCATGTTGAATTGCTGTAGACCATAAAACATCTTGTAATGTTTTTGATTTTACTCTTACGTCAACTCCAGTACTGTTACTAACTTTATCAGCTGCTGGTATAAAATACTGACTAATTGCATACTGGTGTTGCGATTGAGCAGCACCTTCGTCAGACATAATTGATTCCCAAGACTGTTTAAATGCATCAGTACCAGATGCCGCTGATGATTGTCCTCCTGCACGTTGCAATAACTCAAAAGTTTCTGCAGAGTTATTTTCTATATATCTCATGTATCCTTTAAATCCACCAGTTCTTGTAGCTAGTTGGTAAGTTCCGTAGCTCCAGCCGCCTGTAGTATCAAATCCAATTGCGGCAGGATTATCTTTAGATTCATATTTTGAACTTAATGCTCCTAATTCTTTACTAAATGCAAAGTTACTAGAATAATCATCTTTAGGGATTGTTCCGGTTCCTGATCCTGTACCGCCTGTAGTTCTTTCAAAACCTGAACTAATTGCGCCGCCGCTACCAGCAACAAATGCACTACGTTTTCTGCCGCCTTTATTTTTAGCAAAGGAATCCGGGGTTAATACTCTATCAGCTGTTGCTAATGCTCCGGGTTGTTCCCTGTCAGTCTCTGGTTTTTTGAATGACGATGGATCTAAATTTTCATGATGCGGCCACGGTTCGTGTTGCGGAGCTCTTGTTAAAATACTATCATAAACTACTGGTGTAGCATTACCTGGAAACATATAAGGCAATGTGACAGTTTCTAATGGAGTTACAGTGTCAGCTTTAGATGCCTTTGCAGCCAGTGGACCATTCATATGCACATAAGTTGCTGTTTCTCTATGTTCCTTACCAGAGGTAATGTGAGTATATCCTCCGGCAGTTAACCTATTATCTTGTCCAGAATCTACATGTAAAAATTTTCCTGTTGATATAAATTGACTCTTTTCAACACCGGTATGCATGTTACCAATTACTGTAATTTTAGAATCTTTACCAACATG